CAGTCTCTGGGAATGCTCCACCTTCTGCAACTCCAGCGGTTGTTGTAGCTCTTGCTGTTAATGCTCTGAAACCTGATTGTGTCCATGGTTCCTTCTTCAAAAGTTTAAAAACTTCTGACTTAGTGTTCAACTGACTATAAACTTTAGCACCAAACATGGTGTTCAATCCACCAGCTAGGCCAGTTGTGTCTATATTGTCGTCAGCTTTACTAATGCCGTATCTCTTGGATATTCCAAGTGTGCCGCCATAATAAGCGTTCACATATTCTTCCATATTCATTCCTGCCATATTTAGTTGTCTCCTATTGTATCTTCAAGTTCATCCCATGTTTTGGAAACGTTGTTCCAATCAAAAGATTCTGCTTTAGGACTGTCATTTGCTGGGACTGGTGTAACCTTTGACCCTGCGTAAACGGATATTCCGTATTTCTTAAGTGATTTCATAACGACTTCTAAAGAAGGTTCTACTTCGGTTTCGGTTTCAGATTTCTCTGCTTCTTCTTCCTCTTCTTTCTCTTCTTCTTCTTCCTTTTCTTCTGGAAGTGTCATTTCATCTAGTTTTGTCTGCATTGCTTTCATTTCTTCTGCAAGCATTTCTAATGTCAATTCGGCAGGTTCGTCTTCTTTGACTTCCTCTTCTTCAACAACATCAGGTAACTCTTCAGGAGAAATAACTTCAACTGTAATTTCTTCAGATTTGACTTCTTCTTTCGTTTCGGTCTCTTCTGCTTTTTCGGTGCTGCATCCGCAGTCATCGTCTTTCTTAGCCATAATTCCTATTTTGTTAGTTTCATTTATAAAGTTATTTGCTTTGTCGGCTTTAGCCATTGCAACGTCAGTTACAGTAGCTTCTACGTTAGCAGGATTATCTCCCACCCAAGATACAGACCACAAACCTAAATCATTTATTTTATTAAAACAAGTATCAGCTCCATCTGGACAAACCATATCTTGAGATAATGTTTCTCCCCTAATGCTACTTGCTCCTTTTGTTCCAAAGTCTTTAATCTCTTTCCAAACATTATGATGCATTTCTAATTGATTATGTATTCCATACTTTACTTTTATTTTGCCATCATCAATCTTGTAAGCTAATGGTAATCCTATTGGAATCTCTTCGTGTTGATAAGAATAAACTCCGTACTTCATGTAGAAATCCATTGACTCTTCAAGTACTTCAGTGGGAATTAAATCATTCTGTTTATCTATAATTGGTGAGTTAATGTAAGTCTCCATGACTCTATCATTGTACCATTCTTTTCGATAGACTTTCCAGCCTTTGGAATCATTGTCCATAACTGGATTTAGTATTGCTACTATTTATTTGTAATGGTTATGTCGGCTTTGACAGTTTAAAGCACCATCAGGTACTGCCAGACCTATTAACTTGCTTACAACTTGCCGAGTTGCTCTTTCTCGTAACAATCATTACACACTTGGTCTGTGCAGTGATTTGACATTGTGTCGTACATATCACATTTAATGTAACGACGACTTCTGCCAAGAGATAGGACTGCGGAGCCAATGTCAAATTTAGTCCAATGCTGTTTGCAAAAGATACACAATTCTAATGGCACATCCCATTCACTTAGTTCAGCGGTTATTTTCTCACCTCCTTTGTTTTTGTCACGGCTTGTTTATTCATCTTAGAATCCTAATTCCTTTCTAGTTATCATCTTTCCTTTTATCAAATACTTATCGCAGTTAGGACAAACCCTTGCAGTATTCCTTCCATAGTTAAACCAACACTTAGCTAATGCTTGTTCGCAATCTACACAACTGCCCCAATGATGTTTACTCATCAATATTCTCCATACAGTTTTCACATTCGCATGATTCAAGAAACTCCAAACTTCCTTTGTAGTAATTGTACATATCTTTCCAAAACTCGGCTGCACTTTGTGGATAATTCTCACCATCTGTATTTGAACAATCCATAGTAATTGCATGAACATCGTTACTGAATACTTCGCCCCAATTAGCATCAATGGTACAGTGCCAGTTTAGTGCATAGTCTGCTTTACCTTGCCATTGACCATAGTATTCTCTGCTTGTTGAGTATTCAACTTGATGATTATTTTGTTTGGCTAATTCCATTAGTTTCTTTTTACTCATTTATGCTCCTCCGTAATAACCATGCCATTCTCCTTCATGGTAGAAAGTAGGTTCTCTTTCTTTCATATAAGCATCGTAAATGCTATCATGCACAGCCTCCATAATTTTGTTACCTTTGCTATCCACTCTTCTAAATTCACTTTTTGGAAGAACCTCGATTTTGAAAGAATCGCACCATTTGACTGCTATCTCATTGTGTAGATAATCTTGAATTATAAAAGTCCTATAATTCTCTCTGTCATCTTGCCAACGAATCATCATTTTTCCAATGCTCACAGGGTTAGTATAGTGTTTAACCATATTTACTCAGGGGCTAGGGTTATATAAAGATTATCGGTGTAATTTGTAGCTAAAAATAAGGCATTTATTCCTACCAAAGATTATATAACCTGTAGCCTATAGGTATATGGAGCAAGAGCTTCAGGAGGTGATTACTAAATCATGTCAAACATACGCAAAACAACACCGCTGGAATGTCCAGAGAATGTCGACTTTTGGGATTGGTGGGGTAACCTATCAGACCAAGAGAAAGTGCTTACTGGCCGATGTGTAAAATGTTCGTGTCACGAATGTCACAACGGTTGCATCGAAAGCCTAGTTTCTGATTGGAACTAAATCATACGCCCAAATTCTGTTTAAAGAACTCAGCCACTCTTCTTCGGTTGTTTTCAAAAGCTGGTCTCATAAACGGTCTCGGACCACCATTGGGACCAGTGCCTTCTGGTGAACCATACTCAACATGAGGCGCATACTTTACATTGGTACCAATTACTTTTACTAGAAACTCTCTTTTAACGTTGATAGAGGCCCGTAAGCGGCCTGTATCTACTGGGACAATACGTTGGGCACCCAAAGACATTGCGTCTGCTGTATCGTCTAATGCTGCATCAAGGACTTTTGGATGTTCTTCTGCTATCTTTTGTAATATAGATTTGAAAGCATCTCCGCCCTTGATTGTAATTCCCATTAGTATCCTAGAACTTCATCAACACTAGCATCGCCATACTTGTCTTTCCATTTCTTTTCAATAATCTTCTTACCTTTTTCATACATTGCCATTCGCCTAGCTTTGTTAGCTTGCTTACGAGCAACCCTATCTCCATTCTTCCATGCTAATTCATTAGTACATCCTTGACAAAATCCTGTACTAAGAATGTGTACTGACATTGGTCCTGCTCTACATTTTTTACAACTACTCATCTTTTACCTTTTTCCCATTTCCATGATGTCCATATTTATCATTAGAAATATAAATTTTAATGTGGTCGGGCATCCTACTCATGGAACCCTCATCAATACTGTTCTCTGATTTGGATGCAACAACGAGTTCCCTCGTAAGGTAAAGCCATAGGTTGCTCCAATACTCTGCTGTAACTCTATCAAATCATTCATCAATAATCCTTTAGCTGGAATCTTACTGTTTAATTGTCTATGAGCTTCGCAAGTTCTAGCTCCTGATGCAACAACTAAAGTATAACGGAAAGGTTTCTTTCTTATCTTTTCTTGTTTCTGATAAGATGCTAACCTACCTTCATTGACTACATTAGTTATTTCAGTCCTTGCTATTCTAGTTAATTTGTAAGTTTCTTGATTAATTACTTTCTGCATTTCTGCAACTGTACTTGGAATACTACGACCTTCAACAATAGAATCTGCAACTACTTGATTTAATTTAGTAGACAAAATTGTAGACAGCTCATTGTAATTATTTGTCTGTACATTATTGCTCTGTAAAGCTCTAATTGCATCTTCATCTACTTGGTCAAAATTTATCTCAAAAGTATCTGCTTTATATACTAAATCAGTTGTTTCTCCTTTTTTAGTGTCATAACTTAGGGACTTTTTGTCATCTACTGCATTTATTTGACGGACTCTAGCTTTTGCCCAAGAGTATCCTGCATCTCCGCCCCAAAGTAAATGTGCCACATATCCTGCACTAGGATTATTTTCATTGCCCCAGTCTTCTCCTTGTCTATCTGATTGATGTCTATCAAAGAAAGCTTTCATTCTTTTACAAGTCTTAGGTGATAAGTTAACTCTGTTCTTAATATCTCTAGCTCTTGCAACTCCTACTTCTGTTCCACCTCTGCCAAACTCTCTACGATATTCTAAACCTTTAGCCGCTTCATCTGCCATTGCTTTTGTAGGTTTGAAATTAATGTGTGAATACTTGTCTTGCTTTTCTAATACTTTTACTCTATCTTCTGCTGCCGCTGATTTAAATCCATGAACATAAGCATCTTTCATTTCATTGTTTACTAAATCTTTTAAATCTTTAACAAGACCAATCATCAACATTGGTAACATCTCATTTATTTCTGAATATGTTTTAGCTGTACGAAGTCGATTAACTTCTCGCTTTATTGTAATTGCTAGATTGTTATCTAAGGCTGATACAAGTCTGCTGGTTCGCTTGGCTCCTCGGCCTCCTGCGACGTTGGCAAACTTGCGAAATTTGTTTCGGGTAATATTAGTTCTCCTTCTTCATCTAAATCTATTGTAATTCCTACAGCTTGAAATGCTGCAATAACATTAGCTTTAGTCTGTAAATTAACAAGATGTTGTTGTTCATTGCGCTCATCAATATCATTAAACACAACTTCCCAATCTGTAATCTTAAGTAAATTTATTAAAGGTTGGAAAAATCCTTTTCTTAAAACATCTTGAGTTTCTGTAATAGTTCTGTCCATCATAGATAATTGTTCGCCTTCTGCATTCAATCCTCCAACACCTGAAACATCTCCAACTGCTAATGGCATAACTCCGTAAGATGCATTAATATCTTGATTAATTTTATCCATATATGGAATCATCGCAGTCTCACTTTGATTTGGCATTATTGTAACAAACCTAGCTCCTGACTGTCCTTCTCCTGATGATATAATTGGTACAAAGTTAGGATTGCGTCTTGTCTCTTCTGCAATGTATTCTCCTAATCTATTCAATGCAGTTTCATCTAAATTAGGAATATCTAAAAATCCTTTAGGCGGTCTTTCTAATCTAAACAATTTATTTTGATAGGCTTCAATAGCTAATGCAGTTTCTACTTTTTTCATTAAACCAATAATTGGTGATTGTCCATACAATCTAGCTGTAGAACTGTATTTGTTAAAATGTATAATCTCATCTCTTGCAAAAGGAATGTCACCTTCTGGGTCTTCAAATGTATAAGCAACTGGTTCTAGTTTAGTTCCGCATTCTGAACAAGCTGTTCCATTTGCAGTTTTTCTACAAGAAGGACAAAACATATCTTCATTTTGAAACTTACCAAATCTATCTGTGTTAAATCGCATTTGTTTAGAATCTTCAACCCACAATTGTGATACTTGTTTTCCTAGTATTTGTCCAGATTCATCTTTTACATAATCATAAACTACAGAAATCCAAGCATCATCAAAGACTTCAAGTTGTCTAATAAGTGCTTTACAAAATTCTTCTCCTGTAATATCGCTGTCGCCATTGCTTGGATTAATTAATAATTTTTCTAATAATGCTTTTTGGTCTTCACTTGGATTCTCAACTGTTTGTTCTAATCTGTAACCTTTTGCTACAGTTTGTGAAGCTATGCGATTAACAACTGTTTGTAAATGTGAATAGTTAGTTGCTAGATTTTCTAAGTGATGTAAATCATAAACAGGGTAAATACGCATTGGTCCTGTACTTCCCATTGCTGGAGCCATATCATATACTGGAGTTCTTGCCTCTTTTTCTAATCCGTTTTGATTGCTGTCTAAGTAAGCCTGAACACGGCTTTCTTTTGGCTTGCTCCTAAATCTGTCAAAAAATCCCATTACTACCAGTCTGGGTCAGACCTCTTAGCTCTAATAAGCCTTTCTCTATTATCGGCTTGATATATGTAACTTTTAATTGCAGGCTCTAAGAATTTAGCGACAGTGACTCCGTGCGTTTTAGCTAATACTTTTATGTCTTCTCTGATTCGATTGTCAATGCCTTTTAATTCGAGTCGAGCCATTATGATGACAAGCCCTCTGATACGTGAAAGTTGAAACAATTCTCATGGATAATTCTAGACTTTGAACTTGTCATCGGTATTGACTATGGCCACTACCCTTTATATATTTTGTTAATCCTCTTGCGACCAAGTATAATAGGTCTCTTCAGCTTTCTCTCTCATCTTCTGAACTGCCTTTGATGATTGATGCATTTTAAGTTTGTTTTGTATTCTTCTACGACTTCTTTGAATAGATTCATCGCATGGTGCAAAATGCAAAAGGTCATACAAATCAGATAAGAATTTATCTTCTTCACATTGCCTACCTTTAGGACTTGTAGCTCTGTAGAACTCTTGAAGAACTGAGTAATACAAGAACTTAGTATTGTCTCTGCAAACATCATGTTCTTTCAAATGACGGAATACTAAATCTTCTACTTTATTCAGCTTCTTTGTTAAACCCATCTTTGATATCCTCCTTTATTTGATTCTGCCATTCCTCTGTTGTTAACACTTCTATTCCTCGCATACTAAACATTTCCATCCTGATTCCATAAGAATCTTGGGACTTTCACATTCATCGCAACGATATAAAACTAATTGTTTCATCTTTCTTCCTTTACTTGAGCCATTGTATGTCTAGCACTTAGATAGTTCATTGCTTTATTGAGTTTCTTCCATGCTTCCCATAGCTCATCTTTGTTATCTAAATCATCTGCAAGGTCTATAATGTCATCTCTTAATACTTGTTCTCTTGTTCTATTCATTTATTTACTCTCCATTTCTTTCATCATGCGTTCCATCATTTTTTTAGTAAAATTAAATCTAACTGTTCCGTCGTCAGTTTGAGCAGTCATTGACATTTCACCATTGTATTTTTTATAAACGAAATAAAATTCGTCTTCTTCAACAAAAGCCCTTGCTCCTTCGTCTCCATTGTGAACATAAGCTTGTGCATAGTCTTTTCCGTTTCTGTTGTTTTTCATTTTTGTTTTTTCCTTTGCCACATCTTTTGTGTGGTAATCTAATATTAGATAGGGGTTATATAAGCGTTTACCCTATGTTTTGTGCTTAGCTCTATATTTTCTAAAGATACTACAGATTCAGAAAGCATATATAATT